TTCTTCTAAACCAAGAAATGTTTTTTGAAGTTAAGTTCATGCATGAAGAAACAAGAATACCAGAAAGGTATATGATAATTGATGACATGGGCGAGGAAAAGAATCATGGTAATAGTCCTATAGTTTGTCACAGATTCTACAATTTCATTAGAGATAATTACAAAATAGACTTTGAAATTGATGATGATTTTGAGTTACAAGTGCCGAAACTAGATATCGACTTTCAAACTAGCAAATCCATTATTGGTGATCGATGGTCTCCTAATGATGCACCAGATGTTGATATTAGACGATATTCCAATTTAATTGAAAATGCAGAAATTGTACCAAAAGAAAAAGCACTATATCTTGACTACAAAAAAGATTTAATATATAATTGTTCTTTGATTAAGCATAATCCAAATCCATTTATTACTACATTTACTGGAATAGGTATCGTTGCCGATTTGATGAAAAAAGATTGTTATATTCTATGGGATGAAGATATAAGAAACTGGCAAGGTTGGGGTGTAGAGCAGGATTACAAACTACACTACTATCAAGATAGAAAATCAAAACTCGTTTATATAAGAGATTTTAAGTATGATAATTAATGTTCCTCTCGGTGCGTTTGGTGGTCCTCTAAGAAATGGAGATATTGTTGCCGTAGCAAATGTCGTTGAGTATCTTAGAAAAGTAGAAGATACTAACATAAAGTTCCATCTGTTACCTGACTCAGTATCACCAGCAGATTATTGTCAGAAATTTTTGAGATTCATGTTAGATAACACAAATTATTTTTCTGATGTTCGTGGTGAAAAAGAGTTATCATGGAAGAATATTAATCTCTGGGATTTCAGAGGATTGTCTGGTGATTTAGTAAAAATTCCAAACAACAAAACAGCAGAAAAAAAGATAGTTATCTGTCCTTTGTTTAATGCTCAATACAACACATATAGAAATTGGCCGAAACACATTTTTGAAAAAATGCTTGAGAGATTTAAAAGTGAAGCATATTCAGATTATAGAAAAATCATTTGTACAGAAACAACGATAGGTCATATTGATGGGTGGGAAGAATCTACAGATTTTCTAGAAAACTTAAATCACATAATGACAAGTGAAATATTCTTTGGTGGTGATACAGGAACTAGTCATTTTGTTGGTGCGTTAGAAAGCGGACCAGGTGAAATATTATACTTCTATTCTGGTCATGGCCTTATTCATACAACTCCTTTCTATTCTACATTAGGAAAAGGAAGAGTCATTCATTACTGGCATAACTTTGAACAAGCAACTTGGAGTTAAAATGAAAATTAAATTGTTCAGCCATATGATAGATATTGGCTGCGGTAAAGATATCACAATAGAACAAACAGAACTGCTAGAAAAAACTGGTCTACTTGATGAAATAGAGCATGGTTATTTCTTTGCACACTACGACAAAGAAAATTATTCTTGGTTAGAAGAAAGGTGGAAAGATAGAAAGAATATTGATATATTACATTATGATCAATCTTTTCAACCATGGTATGAAGCAACTTCAGTAAACTATTTACAAGAATACTGTCATCTTAATGATGAAGAATTCTATGTGTGTTTTATAACACATAAAGGAGCTAGTCACGGACCAGGAGGTCATCAAAACTGGCGAAAGTATATGCAATACTGGAACATTGAGAAATGGAAAGAATGTGTTGCTAAATTAGACGAAGGTTATGATATGTGTGGTGCAGCATTTTTAAATAACCCACCTCATCCTTTCTATGCGGGTAACTTTTATTGGGCAAAAGCATCGTATCTTAGAAAGTGCCGCAGATTAAAGACTCCACCAGAGAACATGTTCAAACCACAATTTGAAGATCAACCGCATCATCGTTTTGACCTTGAATGCTGGCACGGTAGTGGTAATCCAAATGCATATGATATGCATCCTGGTGAAACAAATCGTTGGTATTTACCTCCTGAAGCATATAGAGATGATATGCAAGAAACTTTTGTATATAGAACGGCATGAATGATACCGCAATCATAGTTACCTCTTATTGTGGAGGTAATCATCAAGAAGAAAAAAGAAAGATGACCAAGACACTTTGCAAAATGTTGTCTGAAAAAGGTCATTATGTTATTCTCACAACTCACTCACCCATAGATGCTGAAACACAAGATTATTGTGATGTGTTTATCTATGATAAAGATAATAGATTCTCATTTGATGGTGTACCACAAAGAACAACAAATCATGGTGTTGCAGAATTGACTTTGATGAGAAATGCAGTCAATTTGATTCCTAAAGAATTCAAATATTTGCTGAAGATGGCCTATGATAACAAACCAGATTTAGATTATCATAACATTATACAAAAATGTAAAGAGACTGGTAAAAAAGCAGTCACAGCAAAGTGGGGAAATGATATCACTCTAGGAACTCAAATGTATTTCTCTGAAATCGAGTTCTTCAATCAAACATTGTCGATGGATGAATTGTATCGTTGCGAAAAAGATTTAGAATACGTTTGGTTTGATTCTGTTAACGAGAAAGGTCTTTTAGATCAGGTACATATATTAGATATATACAGAAATTTCTTTGGTCATGATGTTCTTCAATATGCACATGCAGGAGGAACTAGTGTAGACCCTTACCCATATGATTAGTTTAACCTGCATTGATGCTTTAAACTACGAACCAACGATTCGTGCAATACGAAGCACAATTAAATGTATTCCTATAAGCAGAGTATATTGGTTTAGTGATGCTAATCTAATCTCACATGAGTTTCCTGTAACTTGGATTAAAATAGAAAAGTTTAAAAGATATACTGACGAATACAATTTTATAACTTTGAAATTAGTGCCTCATGTTGTTACTGAACCATACAACATAATAATTCATGCTGATGGTTTTGCCGTAAATCAAAATGCATGGGATGAAGCATTCTTAAATTATGATTATATTGGAGCTAGATGGAACAATGGTATGGTGGGTAATGGTGGATTCTGTTTGAGAAGTAGAAAACTATACGATGCTTTATTGAATCTAGAGGTTAAGTATAAAACATCAGATTATTCACGAGAAGTAATAGATAATCCAGACAACTATGTGTTTGATGCATATGGCGATAAAGTGATTCCTGAAGATAATATTATCTGCAAGATACATAGAAAAGAACTTGAAGAAAAGTATAATATTAAATTTGCTGAAGGTGATATTGTAGACAAATTTAGTATAGAACATAATATGAGTTCACCATGGCTAGGTAAAAGTCTAGGATTTCATGGTAAACATGGTATAGCAAAACATTATGGAGTTGAGTTATGATTTTAGTAACTGGTGGTGCAGGATTTATTGGTGGCAATTATCTATGGAATACAGTTTGGAAAATAGATGATGAAATAGTTTGTGTTGATAAATTGACGTATGCATCAAACTATGATTACATTAAACCTCTTGTAGATAATGAAAGAATTTCTTTTGAGCCTGCTGATATCAAAGACGAAGAATATATTAAAAGAATCTTTGACAAATATAAACCAAAGCATATCATAAATTTTGCAGCAGAGTCTCATGTTGATAATTCAATTAACGATTACACTCCTTTTGTTGATACAAACATTTTAGGAACACTTAATCTTCTAAAGCACTCTATGAATTTAGATTCTTTAGAAAAGTTTATTCATGTTTCCACTGATGAAGTTTATGGTAGTTTAGAGTTAGATTCAGATGAAAGCTTTCATGAACTGACACAATATCAACCAAACAATCCATACTCAGCATCAAAAGCTGCAAGTGATCATTTTGTTAGAGCATTTCATAAAACATATGGAGTACCGGCAATTATAACGAACTGCTCAAACAATTATGGTCCAGGTCAGCATAAAGAAAAGTTTATACCAACAATCATCAGTAAAGCAAGAAGGAATCATAAAATTCCTGTGTATGGTGACGGGTTAAATGTCAGAGATTGGCTATTTGTTCATGATCATTGCGATGGAATTAATTTAGTTCGTGAAAAAGGAAAAATTGGAGAAAAATATAATATTGGTGGAGGTACAGAAGTATCCAATATAGAACTGGTAAAAATGATTCTAAATGTTATGAATAAACCCGAAAGTCTGATAGAATATGTTACAGATAGACCGGGACACGACAGAAGATACTCTATCAATTGTGACAAGATAACAAAAGAGCTTGGATATAAACCAAATTATACATTAGAACAAGGCATACAAAAAACACTACCATGGTACGGAGAAACTAAATGACACCAAATGAAATGATTGAAGCACTATCAAAAACAGTGCAACCAAAATATGTGAAAAATTATGATAACTATCAAGAAGGTCAGTTTGTACAGTATTCTGGTCAGCTCTGGGATCATGATGAAATCAGAGCAGCTATTGATACCTTGCTAAATGGATCATGGATTGTTTCTGGTGAAAAAGTATCCGAGTTTCAAGATGCATTCAGTAAACGATTCAATGTGAAATATTCTCACATGGTGAACTCTGGTAGTTCAGCTAATCTTGTTCTTGTTACGGCAGCAAAGAAGTACAATAACTGGAAAGATGGAGATGAGATCATCGTATCTCCTGTAGGATTTCCAACTACGATAGCACCAATCATCCAAAATGGAATGAAACCTGTTTTCATTGATATTGAACTTGACACATTAAACTTTGATGTATTGAAGATAGAAGAAAAAATTACACCAAAGACGAGAGCGATTTTTGTTTCTCCTGTTTTGGGTAATCCTCCAGATATGGATTTTATTGTTGCTTTATGTAACAAATATGGTCTAACACTCTTAGGAGATAATTGTGATTCTCTAGGATCTCTTTGGAATGGTAAACTGATCACCGATTATTATGATGCATGGACAACATCTTTCTATCCTGCACATCACATCAGTACAGGTGAAGGTGGTATGGTGTGTTCAAACAGTGAAACATTCATCAAAGAAGCAAGAAGTATCTCTTGGTGGGGTAGAGATTGCTACTGTGTAGGAGCAAACAATCTACTCGAATGTGGTACTTGCGGAAAAAGATTTGATAACTGGTTGGATGACTATGACGGCATCATTGATCACAAATATCTGTTTACAAATATTGGTTACAATCTAAAGCCTCTAGATTTGCAAGGTGCAATCGGACTAGAGCAGTTGAAGAAATTCGATATGCTTGAAAGTAAACGCCGAGAGTATAAAGAAAAGATTCAGAAGTTTATTGAAGATAATATTGAAGGAGCAAGAGTAATCAATGCAACAATAGGTTCCGATCCTTCATGGTTTGGAGTACCTATCTATTGTGAATCACAAGAAATGAAAGAGTTTTTAGTGTCACATTTTGAAGAAAATAAAGTTCAGACCAGAAACTACTTCAGCGGAAACATTCTGCTACATCCTGGATATAAACATTTAGACGATTATAGAAACTACCCAAACTCAAATCTTGCATTGAGCAATGTATTCTTCATTGGATGTTCTCCACTATATAATGAAAAAGTATTGGCTTATATTGAAAAGGTATGTCAAAAATGGTAAATGTTCTAGGTGCTGGATTTGTCGGAGGCGAGTATGCAAAACGCACGCCTAATGTAATTGTCAATGAGAGAAATGATTATGATGTAAAGTCTAATGAGATTCTTTACTTCATTTCAACAGTAGACAACTATAATGTTTGGACAGACCCATATATTGACATCGATACAAACCTAACGACACTTATTAAGACACTAGAAACCTGCAAAGAAAAGGATGTTACATTCAACTTTGTCAGTTCTTGGTTTGTGTATGGAAATGTTGATTTGCCAGCTAAAGAGACTGCCTGCTGCGACCCCAAAGGATTTTACAGCATCACGAAAAGAGCAGCAGAGCAGTTGCTCATTTCATATTGTGAAACCTTTAATATTAAATATAGAATTTTAAGATTGGCAAATGTATTAGGTGCATCTGATAGAAAGGTGTCAAAAAAGAAAAATGCTTTACAATACATGATACGAGAATTGCAGGCTGGAAACACAGTTCAACTATATGATGGAGGTGAAGCATACAGAGATTACATTTATGTCACCGATGCAATTCGTGCCATCAATTTAGTTCTACAAAAAGGAAAAGTCAACGAAATCTATAATATAGGAAATGGTGTTCCTATTCGTCTAGTTGATGCCATCACATATGCTGCACAAAAATTGTCATCATCTTCTAATGTGGAAAGCGTTGAAACTGCTGAGTTTCACAAAGTTGTACAGACAACCAATATGGTTCTAGATGTTACCAAGATCAAACAATTGGGTTATGTGCAGAGCTATACGATTTATGATATTATAGACGAATTAATCATATAAATACTCAATAGGTAATCACAGGGTATTGCCAATTGAGGAATTAATGCTAAAATTCAAGACTTATCTAAAAGAAGAAAATACAGAGCCAGAAGGCGAAAAGCTCAAGCACATTGAGCACCTAGAGGACCATCCTATCAATGACGGAGCCAAAGGCTTCGAACATGCTGTCGGCGCATTAGACCAAGTTCATAATCATATCATTTCTGGTGCCCACGATTCTTCTCTCACCATGAAGCATGATGGCTCACCATCTATTGTTTATGGACATCATCCAGAAACTGGTAAGTTTTTTGTTGCTTCAAAGTCAGCATTTAACAAAAACCCAAAGATTAATTATACAGAAAAAGATGTTCAACAAAATCATGGTCATGCACCGGGTCTTGTAGAAAAGCTGAAGGCAGCACTAACACACTTACCGAAAATAACACCAAAACAAGGCGTGTTCCAGGGAGATGTTCTATTCTCAGACAAAGATAAGAAAAAAGAAGGCGACAAATACAGCTTCACTCCAAATGTTATCAAATATTCTGCTAATAAAAATTCAGACGAAGGTAAGAAGATAGCTAAAGCAAAATTTGGTATTTACAATCACACCGAATATGTTGGTCCTACAGCAAAAGCTATGACAGCTAACTATAGTCCAGATTTAAGCAATTTCAAAGAACATTCTGATGTTTATCATAGACTACCTGGTCATGATACATCAAAAGTTGTGATGACTAAAACTAATCATACTGAATATGCAAAGCATGTGGCTGCTGCACAAAAGTTACATGACAAAAATCCGCATATGTATCACTCTATTGATCCTGTTA